TCTGTTTACTGCGAGGAGAATGGCCACTCATAACGGTGATATAAATAAAGTCATAGCGGATGTTGGCGATCTTACGGTTAATTGGCTTAAAGAAAACAACGTTCCATACGATGAACTAATGTTTGGTAAACCGAACGCGGTCTACTACGTTGATGATAAGGCTCTAAGGCCGGATGAATTTGTGAAATTTATAGAATGGGATACACTATGAAGAACATTGGTTTTTGCAAGATTGGTAAATCTGTAAAGTTTAAGACGAATAAGTACTCGCCTATCGGCGGAGACAACGAAGCTTCTTGCACACTACGAGCAGTTGCGAACAACAATCCTGATAAGAAGTTCTATATCGTTGGTCGCTCTGACTTCGGTACTCTTACAGAATCTGAGAAAGCAGATCTCTTTCCATACGATAACGTGATTGATGTATGGGAAGGTGTTGGTCTTGAGATTTCTCAGAAGTACTTTGATCACGTCGTCAATTACTTTAAAGAAAAGAAAGTTACTCTCGACTTTACCATTATGATGGTTGGTCAGCTCAGCAACGTTACGATTCCGGATCGCATTCAGAAGGTTCGTGAAGGTAACGATGGAAAGCCTGCTGCGACTCTCGATATGACCAAGTGGTATACGACTCCAATCGTTACTTGGCTGAACCAAGAGCAGGTTCCGTATATTGAAATCGTTAATGATCCTCGCTATACGATTAAGCAACCTCGCGATCTGTTTCACATGCCAATGCGTTCTCTTGGTCAGTATGATTATGATTATGAAACGTTTGCGATTCGCGACTATGTTGATCAGGAACGCATCACTCGCGTAGTTCATTCGGAATATGCAGGTATGGAGACGGCCTTCTGCGGAGACTACGAATACACTGAAGAAGTCAACGTAAATCGTAACACAAACTTTATGGTCGTTCTTAACGAAGGCAAGCCGTCTCGCTACGACCTTCTGAAGGAATGGGTTCTCAACAAGTTCGATAACGTTGAAGTCTATGGCAAGTGGGAACATGGTGCAGCAACTGTTGACTCTCGGTTTAAAGGATCGTTGCACATCAACGAGCTGCAGAAGAAACTTCAGGACGTAAAGTTTACTTTCATCATTCCGATTAAGGAAGGCTGGGTTACATCTAAGTATATTGAGATGATCCATGCTGGTGTTATTCCATTCCTGCATCCGACCTATGATATGCAAGGTCATCTACCAATTCCAGAGTTTCTACGTCCAAAGACTCCAGAAGAGTTCTTTCGCCGTATGGAGATGGTAGATACACATGAAGCGCATCAGAACCTTCTTAAGGAACTACGCAAGGCAGTGCTTAAGCCTGAGTACTACGATGGTACTTTTATTAATGATAAGATTATGAATGCTTTCGACACGAACTACACTCGTCCTGATGTTCAAGCATTTGAAAAAAAGACTATAACAACACTTGCAGATTTTTTCGTATAAAGGATAAAGAATAATGAGTGATATTACTTGGGTACCTCATATCCCACTTATCGGTGGACAGATGCTAGGAGCCGAAAAAGCTTTTGGCGTTCCACCTCTTGCTATCTATTCATACGATGGATTTCAAGCAAACGATAGTCACTACGTAAACTATCAGAATAACGTAAAGGGCAGAGGACTCGAGTATCGACTCTTGGATAACGGCCCACCTATTCATAAGGTAGATGTTGTCTCTGGTACTCCTCCTTGTGCAGCTCTATCGCAGCTAAACACAGGTCAGACAGTTGAATCAAAAGGTGCTGCTTGTGCAAAGAACGAATGGATGTATAAAGTCTTCGAGGACGCGATTGATCTGTTTGAAGCAAAGGCTGTAGTAGTCGAGAACGCGCCTGCTCTCTATACGAATAAAGGTCGTGCAGTCGCAAACAATTTGTTTGACATTTGTAATAAAAGAGGGTATAGTTTAACTCTGTACAAAACATCAACGATGTATCACGGCATTCCGCAAGCTCGCGATCGAACCTTTGCTATCGGCTGGAAATCAGAGAAGGCTCCGATCATGTCTTGGTTTAAACGCGATCGTAAAAACTTTAAAGAGTACTTGTCCGAGTTGCAACAGAACACGCTTCAGCAAGACTTGGTTATCAATTCCAAGTTGGATGATGAACCGTATTACGCGTTTATTAAATCAAGAACGAACGACAATCCGAGGGATGTTATTATTAAGAGCGGTAACATTACAGCTTTCAACTATATCAATCGTGCTGGTCTGCTTGAAGAAGCAAATAAGTGGATGCATCAGGTTGGCCACGAACGCGGAATTAAAGTATCGGAACACGCTATTAAAAAGTTTGCGGACAACAAGGGTATCTGGGATAGCTCAACACACGTCTTTGACGAATGCATGAACGCTGTGATTGGTCGTAACCTTGCTGATACGATCCATCCTATTCACGATCGTTCGCTTACGATTCGTGAAGCTCTGCATATGATGGGTTTCCCTCACGATTTTGAATTGGTCGGTGGACTCGCAAAGATGAACCACATCGCTCAGAACGTTCCGGTTCCTACGTCGCGCGATATTCATTCTGAAATCGCCAAGTTCATTCGCGGAGAGCTTCCTCTATCCGGAACAAACTATCTTCGTCAGAACAATCACTACGAAAAGAACGAGTACGACCCGCTAGGTTCGGGAAGTCAAAACGCAACACTTGAAGGATTCTTTGTATGACTCACCTAATTATTGACTTTGAGACAATGGGTAAGGACGCAGGAAAGTGCGCCGTTATCGACTGTTCAGTCATGGTCTTTGACTTCGATCGTTTTCTAACAAATCCTTATACGATCGAGAGTATCTCCTACGCGAAACGTTTTAAACTATCCGTGACGGATCAGGTAAAGAACTATGGTTTCGAGATTGATAAGAGTACTCTTCAGTTCTGGGAAGAACAGAGTCCTGAAGTTCGTGCAAACATTGCTCCAAAGAAATCTGACCTGACTGTGAAGGAATTTGTAAAGCAGTTTCACGAATTCCTTATTGAGTCTCCAAAGGTAGATTACTGGTGGAGTCGTTCGAATACTTTCGATCCAATCATCCTATCACGACTCTTTGCAGCCGAAGGAAAGCTTCTGCATCTTGATGAGTATCTTAAGTATTGGCGTGTTCGTGATACGCGTACGTTTATTGATGCTAAACTTAACTTTCCAAAAGAAAACTCGTTTTCTCCACTCGTCGATTCTGACAAGTGGAATAAAGTATTTAAGAAACACGATAGTTCCTGGGATATTCTCGCTGACGTTCTTCGTCTTCAGCAGATCTATCGCGCAGAGAACGATCTTGAACTATCATAAGGAGTAAAAATGATGCAACTACAGATTACAGCAGAACACCTACGAAAATATTCTATCTTTGTTGGAACGCCGATGTATGGTGGGCAGTGCGCAGGAATGTTCTGTAAATCTACGAACGACCTAGCATCTCTCTGTGCCAAATACAACATCGATCTTAAGTTCTATTATCTATTTAATGAAAGCTTAGTTCAAAGGGCAAGGAACTATGTAGTAGATGAATTCATGAGGTCAGACTGCACACATCTTATGTTTATCGATGCTGATATTGGTTTCAGACCTAATGATGTACTGTCGATGCTCGGTATTCAGACCATGCACCCGGATCAGTATGATATCATGACTGGTCCGTATCCAAAGAAAACGATTGCTTGGGAAAAGGTAAAGAAGGCGGTAGAGATGGGAAAGGCGGAGAATCCTTTCGACTTGGACTTCTATACAGCCGACTACGTGTTCAACCCAGCAAAGGGAACCACGTCTTTCCGTATTGACCAACCTATCGAAGTGAGCGAGGCTGGTACCGGATTTATGCTTATACCTCGAGCCGTGTTGGAAAAATACAGAGACGCATACCCAGAACTCAAGTATATTCCTGACCACGCTCGCACGAAGAACTTCGATGGTTCGCGTGAGATCACCGCTTTCTTTGATTGCATTATCGATCCTATTTCAAAGCGGTACCTGTCTGAAGATTACTTCTTCTGTCGCAAAGCAAGAGAAGTGGGAATTAAGTTGCACCTGTGTCCTTGGATGGAACTGCAGCACGTCGGTTCGTATATCTTTAAGGGATCGATGGGCGCGATCGCTTCTATCGGTGAAACGCCAACCGCAGGAAAGAGATCAAACGAAAAGACATATAAAGAAAAGAAGAAACAAGCATTTAGACCGTGAAACAGTTGACATATCATAAAAAATGTGATATAGATAAACTACTTAATAATGAATAGGAGACTATACTATGAAATTTTCTGACCGCACTCTTACAATTCTCAAGAGTTTTGCTACAATCAACAAATCAATCGTACTGAAGCCTGGCCAGGTCTTGCGTACGATTACTCCGGAAAAAAACTTCATCGCCATCGCAAACATTGAAGATCAGTTCCCAACCACTGCTGTTATCTATGATCTCTCACGTTTTCTTTCGATGCTGAGCCTTTATCAAGACCCAGATGTGGAATTCCTTGAAAATCATTTCATCATCTCTGAAGGCAAGCTTAAGATGAAATATGTCTATGCAGACATCTCGATGGTCCATGCAGCTCCAGAAAAAGAAATCGCCATTCCTTCTTCCGACGTTTCGGTTAGCGTGAAATGGTCCGATCTTCAGTCTGTGATCAAGGCTGCTGGTGTTTTGCAGTTTAGCGAAATCGCATTCGTCGGCGAAGATGGCAAGTGCTTCCTTCGAGCAATCGACAGTAATAACAAATCGTCAGACGCATTTGGTGTAGAGATTGGTACCACCAACGACACGTTTACTCTCATCCTTAAGACTGACAACTTTAAGTTGCTTCCTCAGGATTACGAAGTGACTCTCTGCGCAAAG